CGGGAGTACTCACGAACATGGCTCCGGACGTATTACATATCGCCTACAAGGCGTGTTTATGACACATTATCCAAATCGAAACGACGTTTCAATAAACGATACAGGTCATCAACAGTCAACTCATCATGTGGGTTCACAGATTCATTGGCCGTATGGACTCCTACAGTTAAATCGAAAGGAATTCGACAAACTGTTAAGTCAGCTGCTGTGATACTTGTTGGTAAAGTACCCGCAGCACCGAAAGACAAAAACGGATTAGAAGCGGTAATCTCTAAAACAAACTTTGTTTGAAAACCAGCTGAAGTACTACCTGTATTACTTGCGGCTTGTGTAGTTCCATTACCCCAGAAGGCTATAAAAGCACAACCGGTGACACTCACGACGGGTGCGGTCAATGCAACCGAACCCCCACCACAATTATAAGTAAATAGGTACTGTTCGCCAATACCTGTACCAGGATTGAAGGTGTAAGTACTCAACACACTTGTCGAAACCACACCATTCAAACTACTTCCAGGCATCAACACGTTACTTGTGCCCAATGGCAGCGCATTTGTTGAACCTGTCAACCGAAAATGATCGGCAGCACCTTCTGTTATGACCGACGGTATCTTCGGTTTGTAAAACTCAATTTCATAAGTTATCCACAATTCACCGATAGAACCGCCATTCGCTTGCATTCCCTGAGTAGCAACATTTACACGACCGAAATCATATAATCTTAAGTCACCTTCACCTTCATCTTCAGTGCGTACATACAGTTCACTTATCGTGGACTGTTGTTTTGCACATTCAACTGGATGTATGAAACTCTGATATGGGACTGCTGAACAAGCATACTGATAATTCTCTAACGTATGCTTGGTCAAGAAGGGCTCATCATATACATCATACTGGGTAGCAATCATGACAACACCCAGTGCAGAATTTGCACCAGCAGCCAAGATTGATGTTGCTGACATAGTTTTATATTCAACCAACATGCCCCGAATCCTATATTGCTCGAAAGATCGTGCAATACTCGACAGCCATGGAAATGAATCCCCAAGGCCAGGATTAATGATGTAAGGAGTATTTGTGAAGGCAATCGTGCCTGTAATATCACCTAAATACTCCCGGTGTCTGATGACGACACCACCCTTAATGTTCGAATTGGAAACGACAGGAGGGTCATTTCCACCCCTCATTAAAGTATTTTGCCGGACACTGTAATCGCCGAAACCACGTACCACATTCATGATACCACGTTCCACCATTGAACCAGCGCCTTTGGCTAATTGTCCACCATAATTGCGAACAACATCCCGCAACGGCGGGTAGGTCATCTGAACTTGACGGTTGTTTCTTGTTTTAACAGCACGAGCTCTAGGCGGTCTACGAGGTAGAGCCACCATTTTGGGCACTGCAACCAATTGAGCAACACGATTTTTATTTCCTTTACGTCTAGGCATTTTTAAAATGATTCAACACAGAATAATATTTCGAGCAGCGATAATTTGTACCGAAAACAGTCGAATATTGTGGAATATCCAACCCAGAATACCTATTATAATAATAGATTGTTTCGGCGGGGCAATACTTATTAATCGCCCAACAGTTTATGTTCTGCATGACCTTCAAGTTATCCAAATAATACTCAATTTCCAATTGATCGACCACGTTGACTTTATACAACTTTTCCATCAACAGCCTGGTTTTATAACCCACAGGTCGATTTGGCAATCCATTTTTGTATTTTTGGTACATACGACTAAATTTTTCCTTATTATATGCACTCATATCATAAGGTAATTTAAAAGCTAACCCCTCAGATATCCTCAAGGCATAACGCCCTAATGATGCTAATATGGGGCATCCATTATATTGGAACAAAAGACTATAACCCTTGGCCCGTAAGAGCCTCAATAATTTTCTATCTTTTGCCCCACCATATTGATGGTTTGTCCAACCAAAATCAAGGATAGCCTCAATAGGGTCCTTGATATTAATCAATTCATCCGGATCCGACACAATTCCACAAAAGGAAGCATACGATATGTGTTCGTGTGATGTTAATTTTATGGTCAAGCCAATTTTAGCAAACACCTGTTCACTAGGTACTACACCATAAAACGTAAATATACCATCATCACCTTCAACTTTGCCCCGTAAAGATTTTAAACCACACTTATACGCAATGAACTTCATTGCCATTAAATTAGTAAAACCATTTCCAAGGGAAGTGCACATTTCACCAGACATACGTGTCCCAAGAATCCTCATTTTGAAACTCTTAAAGACACAACGATTATAACCAGTTAAAACTAACGAAACAGTTTTAAACCAATCATGGTCAGGCAAGTATTGGGTCATGTACCAATACAAGATGATTTCAGCATTCATCATAACTTCCGGGACAAATGAGGCTTCAAAACTCGAATAATCGGTTGTAATTATATTTGAA